TTCGGCGCAACACGCGGCTTGAATGCCCAGAACCACTCTCGGACCGCGGCGGCAATTTCCGCCCCGGTGACGGTGAATGCGCTACTCGTCTCCGGAGGCGTCGGAGGCGTCTTCCTCATCCATGCCCCCGCCTATGGCCGCCTCGACCCGCGTCACGCTGAGCTCCTCGAGCGCGTCGTTAATCGCGAGCTCGATCCGTTCGCGGAGCTTGTTGTCGCCCTTGGCCACCAAGGCGGCCACTTGGGAGAGCCGCGTGACAGCGAGGGCAATCACCCCGATGACCGCGCCGGTCATGTTGGGCAGCGAAGCGAGCTCCTTGCGGCGCTCGGCATTGTCCATGGCCTTGGAGTCCGCCTGCTCCTTCGCGAGACGGGCCTGCTCCTGTTCCTTGTCGAGGCGTTCGTCTCCATCCTCGCCGGACTTCGGCAAGTGACGAGCGACCCAAGCCTCGATGTTCTCCTGCATCGATGCGCCGTCGGCCGGCATCTCGCCTTTGGCGCGGAGCTCGCCCACCCACCGGCTGGTGATTCCGAGCACTGCGGCGATTTGCGGCCGAGTGGGCTCGTTGATGTCGATTTCCATCGAGTTCCCTGGTCAAATCGCCGGAAATGGCTGAAATCCGCCGTTTTTCGGGCCAAGGAGGAAGAAGTATGGCGGAAATACGTGCCTAGACGGTTTCTGGGCCTCAGCCGCCCGCATTACACGCCGGCCGGGAAGGACCCAAAGGGTGGGGGGGGGTGTGGCGCGCGCCTGGACATGCCCAGACAGGCCTTCCCGGCTATCCGCGCCTCCGATACGTTCGCGCAACGATTGGGAATCCGTAACACCATGAAGGCCATGGCGATCGCCGTCGCATTGCTCGCCGCCCCGGCGAGCGCTGCACGTGCTACGTGCAGGATGCGCCAAAGCGAGCGTTCTAGCGACGGCCTCACGCCATCAGCGCCGCGATAGCGGAGCCCAGCCAGATGATCGCAACGGCGAAAATCAACGCCACGATCGTGATGCATTCACGTGCGGTCATCGGCGCGGCTCGTAGCTGGCGCTGCTACCGCCACGGGGCGGCGCAGACATCGGCACTTCACCCCGTTCGATGTACCGCTTGCACGTCGCCCATCGCCTCGCGAGCCGGATCCATTCACGGTGCGAGACAGTGCGCCCTGATTTGTCGATGCGCTTGAGATCGGCGAGGAGCGCGAGCATCGGCGCCGACGGATCGATCGGTCGTGGTTGGTAGCCCATCGACTGCCGGCGCGTCGGCGGCGGTCGGTCGCTAGTTACCACGGCCTATCAGCCTATTGAGACCGCGCAGTGCTTCATCCTTGGCGTGGTAGCTACGCTCCGGGTCGCGACCGCCTGGGATGATGTCGCGCACTTCCTGACGGATCTCGATCAGCTTGGCGACAACGACGGCGGGAAGCTGCGCAGTGGACATGCACAGCCTCCCAGATTGGTTGCGGGGACAGGATTCGAACCTGCGACCTTCGCGTTATGAGCGCGACGAGCTACCGAGCTGCTCTACCCCACGATGAATCGGTTCAGGCGGTGACGTGCTTCACCGACCAGAAGACAGCTTCCTCGACCTTGGTCTTGGCCAGCGACAGTTCGCGGCTGGAACCGATTTTCTCAATCTCGGCGAGGAATGCCGCGCCAGCATCCTTGAGGGCAAGCATCTGCGCTTTCTCGGCATCACCAAGCACGCGGTATTGGTGACGAACAGCGTTGTTCGCAGTCCGATCGTCGGACGCGCTGTTGATCTGGTCGGCCATGGATGTCTCCCGAAGCAGGTGCGGGCTGAACGTCATGCGAGCCGGATCGACGGTGTGACGGGGCGGCACGGGCATGAAAAAGCCCGCGAGCCTCTCGGCTGCGGGCGCATCTATAACTGTTCCTTCTCTGTGCCACTTAGCTGCGCACGGGTCAAGTCCGACCAAACGTTGCTTGACCTGCTGAGATATCCCGGCTTCACCACCCAACGCCAATCATGGCGCGTTCGAAACGGGGGTTTCATAAATGTATAGGGGAGTAGGCGCCATCCTCGGCGCATCGATGCTTTGCATCTCGGCAGTCGCCAACGCTCAAATCACCACCCAGCCTGTCAGCGCATCCGCGCCTCAAGTCCTCGTCGTCCAGAAGGCCGCCGTCGGATCGTCATTGCCTAGCAATACAGAGGTATGGGTCAGCCTAGACAATGGAATGACCTCCAAGAAGACCAAAGTCGGCGACAAATTCGATGTCACAGTTTCCCGCGACGTGATGATGGGCGATTATGTCGTCATCCCGCGCGGTACGCCTGGTCATGGGCAGATCGCATACCGCACGGGCAAGGGCGCCTTCGGCAAGTCGGCGAAGATGGAATTCGACCTTGTCGATGTGAAGGTGGGTGACCGCTACATTCCGATCAGTGGTCACTATCGCATCGAGGGTAACGGCAACACCGGCGCCGCGGTTGGCGCTGTCGTTGCGGTCGGTGTTTTTGGGGCGTTCGTGACAGGCCACAGTGCGGCAGCCGCCCAAGGTAGCGAGTGGAAGGCGTACACCAAGGAGCCGATTTTGCTCGCGATCGCGGCAACACCGACGCCGGTTCTCGCGGCTGCACCGGTGGTGCAAGTCGCGCCGGCAGCGCCGGGCGGCGCACCGCTAACACCTGCGGCGGCCGCAACCCTGCACCAATAACCGGAAGTGGGCTCTAGGGCGCCTAGAGCCCGCGCCACATCGCGATCAGGCTTGCCGCGAAGGCAACTGTCGTTTTCGCTGCATCGACGGCCGAACGGCTGTTGCTGGCAAGCTTCGATCCGGCGACGCCAGCTTCCTCATCAAACCGGCACACGTTCTCGTAGACGTCCCAATAGGGGCGCGGGACCCGCTCCTTGAGCCGCGAAAGCTCTACAAGCGCTTCATGTTGTGACCAGCCGAGCGGAGCGTCCACGCGATCAGCGGTGAGATCGACGGCACTGAGGCCTCCATCGGCTCGGTGCCACAGGTTGCGGCAGTAGCGGATGGCCTGCTGCTGGGGCTCCTGGAACAAGCCGGCGCGGTCTCCTGCGATCCAGCGATCCACCGCCGTGCCGCCGCGATTGAGCATGACCTTCACCATCGTCATGCGCTTGCCGCCGATCGATCCATCGAGGTCGACAACGGTGGACTGCTCGTAGTGGCCGTGCGCAGCGGCAAAATCGTTCACCAGCGGCTCTTTGGCCACCGGCGGCACCTTGCTGATGCGACTACGTCTGCGAGACTTGGCCATCGTCACCCCCACTCTGTGCCCGGTACGTATGCGGCACGTTCCGGCCTCGCCAGCCCCTTCACGCCGCGCGCGCCTCCCATTTTCGCTCTTGAAAACCCTATTTAATGTAGCTACAAATAATGCATGGAAATCGAATTCGACAGCGCCAAGGACGAGGCCAACACCGCGAAGCATGGCGTCTCGCTCGCATTCGGTGCCCGCGTTTTCGATGACACCATGCACATCGTTCTGACGTCCATCCGCCCGGTAGACGGCGAGGATCGGTTCAAGGCGATTGGCATGGTGGAGGGCCGCCTTTGGACCGCCATCCACGTGTTGCGCGGCTCTCGTGTCCGGTTCATCTCGGTAAGGAAAAGCAATGACGGCGAAGAGCGCATCTACCATCGGCCTTAGCGCCGACCCGCACGACCCCGACGACTTCGATGTCAGCGAGGCTGAGATCGAACGCGCGCTAGCCGTGCGTCGTAAGCGGGGCCGCCCATCCGGCTCGCATAAGGAGCAGGTGACGCTGCGCGTTGACAGCGAGGTGCTCGATTACTTCAAGCACGCGGGGCCAGGCTGGCAGACTAGGATGAACGCGGTGCTGCGCAAGGCGATGGAAGAGACCGCGCGTTAGGCCGCATGCTGGCTCTCCTGCGATTTGAGGGGCTGGGTTGCGTTCTGGAAAAGCGCGCTGAGCTGGCCCGGCGCGACGAGGTCGATTGCGGCTTTTGGCCGATTGGCCAGCAGGCGCCGCAGCCGGGCTTCAACGATCAACCGTCGGGGCGTCGGCACCCGGCGCGCATGCTCGCGCAGTTCGGCGATCGAAGGGAAGAATTTCCCGTCACGCACGGCCGCGCTGAATGCCTTGCCGAGGATGCTCGAATCGATGTCCGCAAGCTCGCTTTGGTAGACAGCCAGGCGCGCATCGGCTTCGGCTGCGCTCAGCTTGCCGGCTGGATAGGCGAGGGCAGCGGTTCCCATGAGCGCTGCGACGTGCTCGGGCGACGATCCGCGCGGCATCGTGTCGAAGACCGCCAGTGCCTGCTCGGCAGCCTTGCGTTGGGCGTCGGTAAGCACCGGCAGCGGACCCCGCTCAATCCAGAGGGAGTTCTCGTCCACGATCGCTGCGAGCGAGGGATCGAGCTGCGGCGGCTGCCATCGGGTTGCCGAATTCGCCCTGTTGGGGCTCGTGGTGAGGTCGTTGCCCATTCCGATTTCCGTTTTCGCGAGGATCGTAAATTCCAGCCCAGCCGCGCTCAGCGGCATGTTGCAGGATCCGGCCGGGCGGCCACTCCTCGTCGGCTAGCCGCGCGATGTCGCTCAGCAGCCGGGCGTGGGCCGTCGCGGTGTTCGGAAGCTTCTTGCGCTTCCGGTTGGCGAGGAAGTCTGCCCAGTGCTGGGGATCTGCGAAATCGGGCCGAGGGAACGGGTCGGCATGCGGGGTTTGGGCTCGCTGTACCGAAGAAGCTTTAGCTTCTGAGGTATTCTTTACTTCTTTCCCTTCTTTCTTCTTTGCGTCGCCGCCGCGTCGTTGCTGCGTCGCGTCTGCGTCGTCACCTGCGTCGGGCGATCCACCGGGCGTCTGGTAAACCTCGTAATTTCTAATGGTTATGACCGTCTGGCCTGCGTCGGTTGATGCGTCGATTATTTGCGACTTCACTAACGACGAAAGAAACCGACGCACCTTCGCTTCGTCCCATTTCCAGGCCTTCGCCATGAACCGGAGCGAGTGCGAAAGCTGGCCGCGTTCGAGCATGATTTCGCCCGTGCCGGCATGGATTTTGGTCGGGCGGAACGCGGCTTCCTCGATCAGCCAGACAAAGGCGTCGCGGCGCGAAAACTCTTCGTTCCGGAACACGGCATTGTCCTGCCAGCCGCGATGCATCAGGTAGAAGCCACTCACGCTGGTACCCCGGTCAACAGATTAGGTGAGATCGGTTTGGGCAGCGCGATCGGAATGACCTGCCCGCTCTTCAGATTGACGAATCCGCCGGCGTTACCAATCGAGCCGCGCCCCAGCAGGTCGAACAGCAGCGCAAGCGCATGGCTCGCGACAACGCGGTTCACGAACAGCGATTGACGCTCTAGCGCCTCGGCCACCGAGCACGATGGGGTATCGTCCTCAGCCACCGTCGCATCGGCTAGTTCGGGGAAATGCTCGAGCACGGTCGGGAGCCGGTCGCACTTCGTGCCAGCCGCTGCGCTAGGGCAACCGATCACGAACTGCCCGTCAGTCGCACGGTTGCCTAGGTCGAGCCAGTAATGCGGCGATGGTCGGCCCTCGGGCATTTGATCACCCAGCGCGCGTCGGGCCGCCGCGGTGTCGACGCAGGTGATGAGGATGTCGATGCCATCGAGCCCGATCGCGGCTGGTGCACGGCCATGCACCGCCCGCCAGTTCAAGCCATGCGCGAGGTTGATACGCTCGGTCAGCGTGTGCGCCTTCGAGTTGCCGAGGTCGCAGCGATAGAAGGGCTGGCGGCCCAGGTTCGCCTCGGTAACGATATCGTCGTCCACCACGGTGACGTGGAGCGACCGCGACGAGATCGCGCGTAGCGCGGTATCGAGCGACGCAAGGCCCATCAGCATCTGCGCGCCATTGCCGCCGCAGCCGACGAGCATGACGTCCAGTGTGCGGTTCTCCAGCGTCGCAGGGAGATAGTGGCGGTTAGGCTGCATTGGATTCTCCGGCGAACGGGCTGCGCGGCATCGGGAGGAACATGCCTGCCGCGCAGATGCGCGAGGCCATTACCGGGCCCTCCGAATCGTCGAGCCGACCGATCACGAGCGCGATCTTTGTGGCGTGAGCGTCGTCGGCGTCGTCGGTGGCGCTGAAGAAGGCCGAGCCGCGCCCGTGGCTGTGTATGTCGCAGATCAGGTGCCAGCCGTGCGGGAGGGCCGGCATGCGATAGACCAGCCGAGACGGGGTGGCGGCATCGATGGCGGGGAATTCTACCCCGAACTCGCCGGTCTCTTCGCACCAGATAATGAACGCGGCTGCCTCGTTAGGGAGCGCGGCCCGGAAGTGATCTAGTATCCGCTCCAGGTGCTCACGTGGGATCAAGCCGCAGCGCAGGTCGGCCTTGGGCGCGCCCGCGCTTCCGTAGGGCAGGTATGCGACGATCGGCGAGCTGACGGGGACGTCAAGCGCGAGCCACGGCCGCCGCAGGACGAGCATCACCACGTCCTGGCCTATCGCGAGGCCGTGGCCGGCGCGAGCGGCGCGGAGCGCGTCGATTGCGGGCGACATGCCGCTGGGCGGGACTGGGTAGCAGGGCATCGTCGCGAGCACCGCAGCAGCAGTCGGATCGGCAGCAAGCACGGCGGTCATCGCGCAGCCCTCCCGACGAGCTTACCGAGCGTGATCGGCTCGACCGCGTTCCGGCGCACGTTGGGATCGAACGGCTTGAGGCGCTTTACCGGAAACCGCTTCGCGCCCTTCGCCGCGAGCTCGTCCCACAGCCGCACGAGGCCGCCCTTACCGCTGACGGTCAATTCCTGGCCCGGATTCGGATGCGTCGACCAGCTATCGAACACCGCGCGCTCGTATGCGGGAATGGACGCGACCGTCAGCGCCTTCGGCTGGGCGATGTTGCCCCAGCAGAGCGCGCCGTCGATGAAGACGTTCAAGACGGGCGAGTGCAGCAGAGGCGTCGCTGCGGTCGGTCGTTGGTTTTCCCGGAGCGCATAGACGCCGAGCCCGCGCCGCGTCGCAATGAACAGGTGGGCGGGATAGGGAAGAGGCAGCGTCGTTCGCTCGGTCAGCACCTTGAGGCCAGCTGGGGGCCGCGACAGCGCGAAATAGGAGGGACGTACCTTCTCCGGCACCCACCATGCGAGCATGTCGGGATGCGACACCAGCACATTGCCGGGCAGGATTTCCGGGGCGACGTTGCGCCCCAGCGCCTCGTTCCATTGGCGCAGGTGCGCGCGCGTCAACGGCACGCCGGCGGCAATCGTCGGCTGGCCGTCGTTGTGCTCGACCTTGTGCATGCTGGCGAACGCCGCACCGGCCGCCTGCTGCGGGCTGTAGGCGCCGCCTTTCTCAGGCTGATAGAGCAGGATGGCATTGGTCAGCACAAGGCCGCCGGCCGTAGGTTCGAACTGGGTGGAATGATTGGCCATGGGAGTGCTCACGGTTTGACAGGATCGGTATCGATCAGGTCCTGGGCGGCGAGCAGGAGTTCGACGCCAAGCTTTAGGGAAGTGAACCAGCGCTCGACCTTGTCCGCGTCAGACAACAGACATAGTCCCACGATGTCCATGAAGCGGGTTTCCATGCCGTGACGCCCGACTTCATCGAGCTCCCGCGCGAAATGATCGAACGGAACCAGCGTCAGCGGTGGCAGCGTCGAACAATCCTCGTAATCGGACACGTATGCGCCGATTTCTTCGAAATCGAAGTGCCATGCGTTGCCGTCAGGCTTGAGGCTGGTAATGGCCTTATGCGCTGCGCGCAGCCTGCAAATCCGATCGCGGAGGCCTGCTGGGAGGGCCTTTAGGGGCCCGGCGTTGGTTGCGATCATCCAAGCCGGCCGCCGCGCATTTATAGCTGACGGCAGCATCTCTTCATCGATCTCGTTGGGGTCAGTGCCGTGCCACTCAAGCATGGCCTTCACCGCAGCCGCGTCGTCGGTTTCACCTTCCCAATAATATGCTGCGATATGCTCGAAGAGATCATCGTACCCGAATATTGGAAGCACGGACTTCAGCGTCTCCCCAAGGGCTTTGTACGCGGTCGCCCGCCATTTGACCGGCGGGACCGCACCGACCAGCGTTTGCGAAAGCACATTGCTCTTCTCGATCCAGCCGAGTTCCAGAGACCCGATGCTGTCGCAGATCAACGCGAGCGCCGGCGGGAGGATATCATCGCCGACCAGCGGCACGACGCGGAGGTCGGCGAGCTGGAGCGGCGCCAGGATTTCCAGCACCGCCGCATCGAACACCCGCTCGATCTGTCGGCGAGCCTCCGTGCGCGTTTTCCGTCGCACGGACGTTTCGCGCATTGCCACCCAGCGGCCGATCACCTTGTGGTGTGGCGCGAGCGGCGCGTCGAAGACGACGGGCACGTCCGGCGACAGCCGGACGGCCCGCCCGGCCAGATCAACCGAGCGGCGCGAGGCGGAGACCACGGGGCGGCTGAAGCGGCTCGTGCCTGCCGCTGCCGCGCTCGTCGGGCGTGGCGACAATGCGCGCATGGAGGGCTTGAGCCTGCGCGGTGCACGCGGGCTGGGTTGAGCGGGGAGCGTCGCTATCATCATCGTGCTCGATCCATTCGAGGAGAGTCATGCGGTGGGCGGCCGGTATCGCCGTGGTGGTGCCGCGCGCCACGGTCAGCCCTTGGTGCCGACCGCGCGTCGGTACTCGGTGACGTGGACATCCCCGGAGACGCCGGCGTCGACCATCTCGGCGTTGAGGATCGCGGGGTATAGCGTCGCATGATAGGCGCGCAGGCCCTGCGGATCGTCGGCAAGGTGTGGCGGGGCCGGAAGGTCGATGCCGTCGTAGCGATAGACGCGCGTCAGATGATTGATTTGCATTGGGGCCTCTCGGCTAAGGGTGGTGGGGGCAGGTGGCGCGCCTCACCAAAGGCTGGCGGGCTCGCCGGCCTTGGCGGCCGTTGACGAGGCGGGTGTCGGCGGCGCGGCTGTCGCCTTGGGGGCATCGGCCGCGGGCTTTTTCTTGGAAGCCGTCTCGGTCTTCGCCGCCTCGGCCGCCTCGCGCTGTTCCGCGATCTGGTCACCGAGCGACTTGCGCGCGATGATGAGCTGACCGAGCGCACCGTCCTCGCCCTTCGCAAGCTCGGCATCGATCTCGGCCGCACTCGCGGTGATCGAGATCGGTCGCATCTCGCCGCCTTCGGGGGTGTGCTTTGCCCCGGCGGCCTTGCGCGGGATGATGGTCAGCGTGACCGTTTCGTCGGGCGCGGCGACCAGATCGAAGCCGAGCGAATAGCGTGAGAGCAGCGGGAGCAGGCTGGTGATCAACATCGGAATCAGTCCTTGTCCGAGGTGGCGGGGGACGACGCGGCTTCGGCAGGCGGCCCGTACTTCCCATCGATGGTCATCGCGCTCGGCAGGCGGCCGGCCCAACTGAACCCGGTCGCGTTCAGCATCCCCGCGACGATCTTGTCGTTCGGAGCAGCGAGCAGCTTGGCGAACGCCTTCTCGCCCATGTGCTTGACCAGGCCGCATTCGTGGGCGATGAATTTGAGCTCGTCCTTGCCGAAGCGCGACAGGAAGGTTCGATCGACCTGCCAGGTATCGCGCAGCACCGCCTCAAACGCGCGCGCGATCTCGGGATCGCCCTCCGCCGCCTGAATAAGCGCGCCGCGCCACGCCGCCTCGCGGAGATCGGTGACATGCTTGGCGACCGACGCAGTGGTGACGCTCGGCTTTGACGCCGCGGGCGCGCCGCGCGCGGGCTTGGCCTCCGGCTTCGATGGCGCAGCAGCTGCCGAAGGCGCGGGCGTGGTCGCCTTGGCGGGCGCCGGCTCATCGGCGCCTGCTGGCGGCGAGGATTTCTCCATTGCCTCGGTCTTCAGCTGGAAGCAGCCCGGGTTGGTGCAGTGCCCGTCATCGACATGGGTCTCGAAAAGCGCGCGCTGCGAACCCGAGTTGAACGGGCACGTCGTGCATTCCGTCTTATCGAACACAGCAGCCGCGAGGCTCTGCGTCACACGCATGAGAAGCTCGCGCGTTTTAGCGACGTCCAGGCCAGCGCTCAGAATTGTCTCGAGGGCCTTGTCCTGCTTGTCGGCAGGAACGACCGCGAGCAGCTCAGCGTGACCGACCTTGACGCGTCGCTCGTTGAGCGCGGTCTTTACCGTCTCCGAGAGATCTGCGAGCGCGAGCCTGCGGTCCAGCTTGGAGGCCGACCAGCCGAGGCGACGGGCGGCCTCCGCGCGATCGCTCTGGCATGCGGCGAGGACGCGGAGCGCGGCGTCTGCCTGCTCGGTTTCCGAAGCATCTTCGCGAATATCGTTCTCGTCGATCGCGGCTTCCAGCGCTTCCTGGTCGGTCATCTCGCGGATGACGACCGGCACTTCACCTTCGGGACCGAACACTTCCAGCGCAGCTTTGTACCGACGCTCCCCGGCGACGATAACGAACTGGGCGTCGTCATCGCCTGAAGGGCGGAGCAACAGCGGCTGCAGCAGCCCGCGCAGACGGATCGAGGTCGCAAGCTCGCCATGCTTTAGCTGGTCGAAATACCGACGCGGATTGTCCCCTGGCCGGATCTTTGAGAGTGGCAGCATGGCTGGCGCTGCGGAGCCGGATATGTGACCGTGCATCAGGAAGCCCTTCGGTTGATCAGCGCGTCGCGCTGGTAGGTTTCGTGGATTCGGGTGGGCCAGCCCTTGGCCGTCCGGCAGCTGCGCTCGGCGCGACCGGCCCGACGAGCCTCGAGGGCTTCTTCCTGCTTCTTGGCGAGCTGGATCACCCGATAGTGATGGGCGCGGCGCTCTAGCCAGCGCTGGCTGAAGGCGCCGATCATGCTGGCACCGCACGTTTTGTGGCCGCGGCAAAAGCCTCGAAGGCCTCGCGATCGCCGTTACAGCAGGTCCACTTGATTTTGCGCTTCCGGCTGACTGCTTTGCCGCGCTCCCACTGGGTCTCAGTGTCCATCCGGAGAGCTGCCGCCCCGATGGCCTGGCCGGGAAACGAGAACGACACGATCGCCTGCTCGACGATCAGCTGCCCCAGCCGATTGCGCGTCACATAGACGTGCGGCCGAAGATACTCTTTGTGCTCAATGACGGATCCAGGGAGGCGCCGGAGAATGACACGTTCGAAGCGGGCGATAGCCCGGTCCCCGAAGCGCTTTCTCGCGGCCTGCTCCTTGTCGTGCGCGTTCTTGCAGCTCTGGCGGCAGAATACCGTCCCGTGCTGCGAGCCGATCACATGATCAGGCTTCCAGCGCGCATAACGCAGGTTAGCGCCGTTGAGGGGTTCGTCTGCGCCGACCTCATTTTCCCAAGCGAGCGGCAGGTCATGATCGATCCGACGGCCGCAGCCGGTGCACTCGAAGTGCCACCCGGCATATATCATTGCCGATACGGGGATGATGCCGTCCGCCGCGAACTGGTCCGCCCACGGCGCTCGACGACACTCCACACCGTGGAAATCTCCGTCGCCAAATTGGCAAGCGCCCTCTCGGCGAGCGACGACATTGTGCCGAGCGAAGACGATGCCGCCGGTACCCTCGCAGGTCTCGGTCACGGCATACGCGCGCAACGGCTTGCTCGCCTTATCCGAGGCGAGAACGGTACCGGCGGCGCTCATCAGTCCCACCGATCGATGCGGTAGTTGACCGTGCCGAGCTTCGTTCGAACCCGAATCCGGTGACCTAGGCCACCATCCGGCACGAGGAGCCCGCAAGCGCTTGCCTCATCGGCACCCTCAATCGAGCGGCTGGCGTTGAATTGCTCAATCGTCCGCCGAACGCCGTGAAGCTCGGACCGGAGGATCTCCGGGAAAAGGCACAGGTTGCGGCTATCCTGATCAGCGGCGCCGTCCAGGATGAAGATCGCGCTGGCTGAGTGGCGGAGATAGGCCTTGTCGCCCCACATGCTCGGGTTGAGCGCGACTGCCGTCACGTCGACCCAAGCGCCGATAGGAAGCCCCCATCGGATCGCGCTGGAGCCACCGTGATAGAGATACCATGAGACGGGATTCCGCTGGTCGTCGCGGTCCCACTGCAGAATAGGCGCGGCCTCAGAATCTGCTGCGGTTACCAACGCGGCAAGGTTCATCTGGCCGTCGGTACGGACGCTGATCGCCGCCGCCATGGGGAGCACGGTGCGCGCAAACTTCTCCCACGTGATCGCGATCGTTGCGCCGCCCATATCGCCGGCGTCCTTTGCCGGTACGCCCGAGCGAAGATGGCCAAACACGCCGCTCTCGGCTGGCGCATTCGGGGCGGACGGTGCCGGTCGCCAGATAGTCTCGATTTCATCTAGCCGAGCGAAACGGCGACGGAGTGCGCTGCCGATGCCTAGTTTTGCAACGATCGCCTCAGCCTGCTCGATGTTGCCCGATGAAGCCGGCGCCTGCGGGCGCTGGTAGCGAAGCGGGTGCATCTTCGCGGCGAACCGGCTCTTGATCTCCTCGAAGGAGAGGCCGCCCGAGATGTCCTCGAGAAGCGTACCGATCATGCTCGATCGCGGTGTGCAGAAGCCGGCAGGCGCCGTCGCCACAGCGCGCCAAACGACGTTCCTGCGACGCTCTTTGCCCTGTGCGTTTGCGACAGCCGTCTGGACGTCGTGAAGGAACTGGGCCGGCCCAAGAACCTTCTCGGTCCGGTAGAGTGCGTCCGCCTGAAGAAGCGTCAGCGCCTGGCCGACCTGCTCCGGCGTGAATTCGGCGAGCCCACGGCTGAGCGTCCCGAAATGCTCTCGCTTCAGGGCCATCGCTTGACCAGCGGTCTCGACACGCGAGTGATGGATGTGCGGGGACTGCAGGGAGAAGTGCGTCCATTCGCCCGTCCGCGGGGTGCCCCAGGTCGCATCCGAATTGAGGAAGACGCCGGTGACTTTCCCCGCCGCGACGGCTCGGCGCATCGCGGCGACACCCGGCGCGAAGAAGGGATCGATGCCGTCGACGGGCCACAACGCCGGGATGAGCTCGCCGTCGGCAGCTATCACGGCCAAGCTACCAAAGCGGCGGAGGAAATGCCGGCAGGCCGAGCAGTTATGGTGCAGCCGGTCGGCTTCGTCGGTGAAATGATCCAGATAGATGGCGTTCAGGTCGCCAGCATCGACTACGAAGAGCGGGCCATGCGCCTTAACCTGAGCTTGGAAGTGGTCTCGGATGGTCGAGGCGAACGCGTCGAACGATGCCTCCGTCGAGAGGATGGTAGCGGTGCTCACTGGTTGCTCTCCTGTCCGTCGATGAGTGAGGTCAGGCGCGCGGCGAGTTCGTCCGCTTGGCGAGCCCGGGCCGAAAGCGCGCCTATTGCGAGGCGCACGTCTTCGTCGTGGATCGGTCGTTCAGCGGAGATCTTCTGGCGCAGCTGCCGTGTGGCGATGCCAAGTGCATCCGCCAGCGCCGCTTGACCTCCGACGATCTCAGCCGCGCGCTCCAGCGCGGCCATGCGGCGTGCATCGCGAACAGCGCCGTTTTTGCGGCTCGCGTTGGCGATCACGCCGGGGGTTCGCGCGGAGCTCATCAGTTGAGTCCCAGCGCGGCCTTGTAGACCTCGAGAAGGGCTTCCGCCTCGTCACGAGCGTTCTTGTCGAGCCTCCGCAGGCGGACAATGGTGCGCATCGTCTTGGCGTCGTAGCCCTGCGATTTTGCCTCGAGGTAGACGTCCTTGATGTCGTCATTCATCCCCTTCTTCTCTTCTTCGAGCCGCTCAATGCGTTCGATGAAGAGGCGAAGCTGATCGGCCGACACGTTGCCATCAGACATGGCGAATTCCCTTCTGTGTGGTGAAGCGGGCAGCGCGATCGCGGCCGTAGAGGCAGGCGAGCATCGCGATTTCGGCGGTGGTGCCGGCGCTGGAGGCGAGGGCGCTGAAGTGGCGGACCATGGCGTTGTAGAGCGCCACGCTGCCGGTCTTCGCGGTCATGTCCTCGCGGGCAGGCAACGGCGGGCCGTCGAGGTCATTGCAGCCGGCCGAGGTACGCTCGCCGGGGAGACGCGCGCGGATCTTCCCCACCAGTTCGCGAGAGCAGCCGATGTACGAGGCGATGTAGCCGTCGCTCTTGATGTAGCCGCACAGGCGCAGGATCTCGTTCGCCAGCTCCGCCGACACTTCACGTGCAGCATCAGCTTCGCTCATCAAGAGGTTGAGATTTAGCCGCTTTGCCCGATGGTGGATCGAATAGCGCGTGCGCCGGGGCAGCAGCGGGATGATCTGGCCGATGTGTTTGCCCTCATCGATAGCGGCGCGAAGAACGGCATCCTCTGCGCGCGACCAGTTGGGCGCCGTCGCGTTGAACGAGGCGGGGTGGGTCATGGCATTCAAGCGAGCTCTCCCAGATCCACCGCGCTCAGACGCGAACTGGCATGATGACGCCGCCCCAAGCGGGGTCGGCTGGGTTGCGAACGAGCGACGCCATCATCCCCTCGTCGGTTGGTGCGATGAGCAGCTCGTCACCGCCGGCTGCATCGACGAGCGCCAGCAGATAGGCGCCCTGGTAACCAAGGCGCGCGCCCGTCCAGCCCCGCATGTTGTGGGTGCATTCGATGCGCACCGATGTTCCGATGCCGGTGTCGAGGAATTGCGCGCTCAGCACCGCCCCCTCGGCGTCCGGCACGATCTTCACCGCGCGAATATGCTTGCTGCCGAACGACAGCGCCCGGACGGCGCGACGCAGTTCAGCCGACTTGAACAGCATCGAGAAGCGCGGAGTGGTAGGGACGACCCTGGTGTAGTCGGGAAAGGTGCCGTCGATCAGCTTGGTCGCGAGCGTGACGCGCGCCGGGCCGGACGCCAGCGTGAAGTCAGCGCGGGTGGCGCGCGGGTCTGTCGGTGCCGTCGTGGTTGGCGCCGCATTGCTCAACGCCTGCGTACCGATGCGAACCGCGATGCCGCGATCGTCACGCCCGGGCCGTGTTCCGACAATATCGAACAGCACCGTCAGCGCTAGGCGGGGAATGATCGCGCCCTTCAAGGCGCCGGCAGCGTCGGGCAGCTGGAGGTCCAGCCAGTGCAGGCGATGGCCATCCGTCGCCACCGCGCGATAGGTGTGCCCGTCCAGATGGTGGAAATAGATCCCGTTCAGATAGTAGCGGGTCTCTTCCGTCGATATCGCCGCGCTGACGCGGCGCAGTGACTGGATCTGTTCGTGGCTGAACGTCGCAGCGAAGGTTTCGGTCGTGATCCCGTGATCCGTCGGGAAATCGTCGACATGCTGTTGGCTCTTGATGCCGATGCATAATGCATCGCTGCGCAGTTGCATCTGCTCGCCCGATGCATCGATGCTCATGTCGGCGCCGCCTGCTGCACCAACCGCGCCAATCACCGATCGGAAATCGGGCAGCATGAACGCGGCATCAACCTCGCCCGAGCGTTCCACCTTGGCCGTCACCGTGAGGTCCAAGTTGGTGCCGGTAGCCTCAAACGAGCCATTGGCGCGGCAACGGACCATTTCGAGGATGGGAATGGTGGAGCGCCGCTCGACGGCCTTCCCGGCGAGCATGACGGCGTGGCGGAAGTCGCGCGTCGAAAGCGCGATAGCAGGCTCAGACATTTGCAGTCCCTTTCGTTGTCGTGGGTCGGGAGAAGCCGAGGCGCTCGGCGTGGGCGATCAGTTCGCTGTCGGTCAGCCAGCGGTCATGGCCTGCGACGTCCCAGCGATCTGGCGGTCCGTCGACGACATGGGCACGGAAGACGACCAGGCCGCGGCGCTGGAGGTACAGCCGCGCCTGCTCGGCCGGGTCAGCGGCGACGCGCTCCCGTCGCTCCATCTCCATCCGCACACCAGCGCCCAAGGCGCGCTCGGAGAGCTGGCGCATCGATTGGCCACGGGTGGTGGGCGGCCCGCCGACGTTCCCGGAGATCAGCCGCCGAGCGTAGCCGCGCTGGACCGCACGGACGCGGAACGCCTCCATGTTGATCGGCTGATCGTCGTCCGGGCGGACATAGTCCTCTACCCAAGAGCGGAACGGCTCGCGCTCGCTCACGCCGGCACCTGCAGGCCGAGTCGCTCGGCACGGTGCCGGATCGCCTTCATGTTCCGGCCCGGCAGGCGGACGCAGATGCGCGCAAGCGACACGCCGACCCCGATGCTTTCGCGCAGGATGATGTCCTCGCGGCAGGTCCAGACGGCCTTCATGCGACCGCACCAGGCGCCATCCAGCGCACCCGCGTTTCGCGGTCGTGGGGCTTGGTCCAGACGATCCAGCAGAAGTCCGTCGTGCCGCCCTTGAAGGCCTTGGGGCCAAGTTCGGCGATCTTGTGGCCAGGCGGCATGCTAGGCCGCTTCGACAGGATCAGGATATCACTCGGAGGATAATCGCTGAAGAGAGCCTGCCGGCCGACGCTGGCGAGGAACGAGAGCTGCTGCAGCATCACGACGCGCCGATCGGCGAGCCGGAGCATGCGGCGTGCGATGTCCTCCGCCAGCTTGAAGGGTGGGTTCATCACGACCGAGACGCGGGCGCCCACAGGCACCTCATTGGGGCAGCCTTCGCCGGTCGCGTCCCAGATGCCGCTGAAGAAGGGGTAGCCGCGATCGACTATGTCCGTGGCAACCGTGGGATTGCGCCGTTCCGTGAAGACGCTCGGAATCGTCCCGCCGCCGCAGCACGGATCCCAGATCCAGTCGCCGCAAAAGTCGATCGCATCAGCTAGCATCTCGACGCACCAGCGGGGCTCGACATACCAGTCATCCGCCGCGCGATCGTATGCGGTTGACCGGAAATTCCGGGCGACGTTCGCAGGCAAAGCAACACTGCTCTCCGAAGCCTGTGCTTCGGAGCCAAAGCTCACATCCATGCTACACTCCCCCGAGGTGCCCCCTCGGTCTTAAGTCAGGTCGTTACGCGGTCGATCTCGCCGCCAAGCTATCAGCCGCGCCGGCCCGGCGGGTTCAGGGCGCCGGCATCAGTCGCGCGCGGGACGACCGGCGAAACAACGCCCGCCTCGACCATCTCGACGAAAGGCGCGTCGAAGTAGTGCGTGTCGTAGGTCTTGCCGTCGTGGTGGCCCTGCATCTTGATGCCGACCTGATCGCAGCCGGTCAGATACTCGACCTTGGCGGTGCAAATGCCCTCGTACCCGCTCAAGCGGTCGCGGACCTTGTCGCCCAAATTGATACGGCTCATGCTCGAATCTCCTGTGTGTGGACGGGCACCAGCGCGCCGCGGCGACGGAGCGCCTTGGTTCTATTGCCCTTGGAAATGGCGGCCGATCGGCGACGCTTGCGCGTGAGCAGGGCCTCCTGCGCGACGTTGCGTTCGGCCAATGCCGAGGCCATCTCGTCGCTAAGCGAATGGATGCGTTCACCCTGATTGCTCACGGTGAGCTGCAGGCGATCCTCGCGGACGCGGTAACCGCTGATGACCTTCTTCAAGCCGGTGCGCTCTTCGCGGAGCTCGGTCACCTTGGTTTGCAGGCTCTCGGCATGCGCGCGCGCCTCGCGCACAGCCGCCCACGGGTTCCAACGCCAGCTCTTCATGCCAACATCTCCCAGACATTCGCGGCCATAGGCTCGCTGAAACGGACGGCCAAAACCGCGCACAGACCCCAGAAGGCGGCGCCGGCGCTGATCGCGATCGACGCGACAAGGAGCGGGCTGGGCGACGTCGTCATGCCACACACCGCAGACGAAGCCGCTCGCGCAGCGCATCGATGACGCGGCCGGCAGCATCGAGCTCTGGCCGCATGGCCATCAGCTCGCGGTCATCGATCTTGCCATCGTCCGCCAGCGCGATCGCGACCTCGTTGAGGATGCCGGTTAGCGCCGTCAGCGTGTCCCGGTCAGTCGCAGCGGAGGATTCGATCGACACCACCTTCATGCCGAACAGGCCGAGGGCGTCGTTGATGAAGCGGCCATCCCACTCGCGGCAGCCGAGCAATAGTGAGACGACACCCATGTCCGCGTCGCCGCTGCGATACTTGCCCGCCTGGTCATCGCTCTTGCCGAGCACTCGGCCGAGATCGACGTCCGTGAGATTGTCCTCCTTCTTGATGCGCGCAAGACTGGCGCCCAGCGTTTCGAGCATCTGGGAAGCGGGAACGGTCCTGTAACGACCGTGGATTGCCGGTACGCTCACAGGTTACCCCCATTTGCATGATGACGATCGGACAGGCCGCAGTCGGAACGGGTGCAGGTGCGGGCGCGCGCGCTGCCCGGCGCATTGCCGCACCCGCCGCAGCAGGCGATCGCGAACATGCGCCGCTCGCTGGCCGACGCGCTGAACAGCGTGACCGGAATGGCATGGGGGCTCAGGGCGCCGATCATACCTTCTCGCCGTCCCAAGGCTTCGTTTCGTGAACGCCGCCGAGCTTGGTGTTGAGGGCCTCGAGCTGCGAGGCCACCGGCTTGATCGCCGCAGCGACGCCGTCTGTGACGGCTCGTGTGAGCAGCTCAACCAGCTGGTCGAGCGTCAGCACTACCCCTTCTGGATTACCCCCTACGATTGTCACGGATGCGCCTCCGCCGGGTGCCGGTCGACGGTGCGACGGGTCGGATTCTGGAAAGGGGGCGGTGATTCCGCCAACGGGGTCCATGCCTGCATGGGGACTTCGCCGCTGGTTTGGACCTCGATCTCAGCCGCCGTGTCGAGTGTCGGCTTAATGATGCCGCGACGGATCTTGCTGACCATCGAGCGATCGAGCTTGATCAATGGCGCGAACTCGGCATCCTTGATGCCGTTGCGTTGCATGTAGTCGTCGAGGGGCGTGCTCATGGCTCAACAATGTGCAATTGATGCACACACGTCAAGCGGTTTCTGTGCATCGTTTGCGCACGACACAGGTGTGCGCGCTGTGCACAAAGGCCGCATGGATTACGCGTGGTTCAAGCAGCAGAAAGAAGCGCTCGGTCTCAAAGATAAGGAGATCGCGAAGGCGGCCGGGCGCGAGCGCTCGGTCGTCAACAAGATCATCAACGGAGCCGGCACATTCTCGCAAGACCGCGCGGATGAGCTGGCAGAGTTATTCCAGGCCTCGCGGCCGGAAATTCTCTACCGCTTGGGACTACTCGAGCATGGCGACGTGGTCCGAGAGGAGCGTACCCAGCGCGTCACGCTCGAAGTCGTGTTCCCTAGTGCAGAAGCGTTGACTGGCATGTTCGTCGGTATGTTGGAGGCGGCGGGCCATCCGCAAATCGCTGACGAACTCGCACCACAGCTCGCTCAGCTTCTTCCAGGCGCCCTAGCGCGAGCGCAAGCCGCTCAAGCTCAAGCTCCGTCGGGCGGCGAGAAGACATTTGCCGGCGAAGGCCTTCAACCTCTCTCCACAGGTCGTCACGCGCTCCCACCACCACGGCGCATGTGATGGGGCAGCGTGCGCAGGCTAGCTCGCATCCCGGCTCGGTGCTCAAGACGGGATCGTTTCGCGGGCGAATCTGCATCATGTTCTATTTCTGTTCTCTCAAAGCCTACATGTCTAGGATATTTCCTAGTGCCCTCCGCTTCGCCTAATCTCTTCCCCGAAGAGGGCTTGAACCGGCCGCCGCCCACCGGTCTCAAGGCTGAAAGTTATTGAAATATTGACATTAGGGCGAGCAGAAACGAAGCCATGCTAGCAGATCGCGCTAGCTTGATAGCGCTGATAGCGGATTGTGCTGGCACATGGATGAACTAGAGCGAGAAACGCTTGTGGCCATCTTTCAGGAACCGGTGCCAACGACCATCGAATGGGAGGCTATCGAGGATCTGTTCGAGGCGATCGGTTGCGCCGTGGTTGACGACGACGGTGAGCGCATCACGTTCGAGTTGCGCGGCGCGATTGGCAGCTTTGAGAGGCCACCGATCCGGCAAATGGCGCGGCGCTACACCGTGCTGGCGGCTCGGGATTACCTGACGAGGCTTGGAGTCACGCCATGAGCGCGATCACTTACAAGGGCCACTATGCCACGATCGAGTTCGATCCGGAGGACATGATCCTCACAGGGCGGCTGGCCGGGATAGACGACATCGTGACGTTCCACGCTGAAAGCGGGGCAGGCATCGTGAAGGCCTTCCGCGAAGCCGTCGATTCGTATCTTCGAACGTGCAAGCGGCTCGGTAAGGATCCAGAGCGGCCATACTCCGGTCGGCTGTTCGTGCGAGTGGATCCGTCTCTGCATGCCCAGGTCGTACGTGCCGCAGAGCTTTCCGGAATGAGCTTCAACGAGTGGGGTGGGGAAGTGCTGCGTCGCGCTGCATTGGACGTGCACGAAAACGCCGTCAGCGTCTGAGCTCCCATCCTCGTCGTGCACATGTGTGCAATGGATGCACTTTTTCTGTTGACGACGTTGTGCACGCGTTGCACATTGCCTCCATCAGGCCACCCGGCCGATGGAGATCACCTTGCTGCACCAGCGCACCGACAAGCCATTCGGCGACGATGAAGACGCGAACCGCGCAGTCGGTAGCGTGCTCTCACTCGTCGGAGAGCTGAGCGTCCAGAGCCGGAAGCTCGCGAAGACTGACTTCCGGAACATGCAGGCCGAGGGGCGCCAGCGCGCGCTCGTTGCAGATCTGCGCGAACGGATCGCCTCGCGGGCCCGGTCCGTGCATGTCGACCCCGAGAAGTTCATCGAGGCGGTGCGCATCGAACTGCAGCGTCGCACGCGCCGCTCGATCGTCATCCACGCCGACCGCGTACACCGCGTCGGCCTCGATCCGGATCAACGCCGCCTCGATGCCGATGTGCTCGCCGTTCGCCATTTGCTGGAGAACGCAGAGCAGAACCTGAAACGGGCGCAGACCCGCGTCGCCAACCTCAAAGCCGATCTGGCCGCGAAGGAGAAGGCCGCGCGCGCCCATGCCGCAGCCCAGATGGGGAGGGCGGCATGAAGAGGCTTCCCTGCGCCATCATCGCGGGCCTGATGTCCGGTCCGGCTGTCTCCGGCTTCTATCATCATGACGTGTGGCTGGGCGCTAGCTTCGTCGCCGGCGCGCTCGTCGTGCTGTTCGCGCCAGAGCTCTTCGGCGAATTGGCAGAGGATCCAGTCTCCGAGCCCGTCGACCCCGACAACATGAACCCGGGCGCACAGCGCTACTACAGCCTGGAGCCGCGCCGGTGAGGCCCGCGATCGCCCAGCCGCCGCGCGACTATCGCGCCGTGCTCGCCGACCGCCGGCGCCGTGGCCAGGCGAGCGCGTGGGCGCCTCTCGACTTCGTCTTCTTCCCCGCAGCCCCGACCGCTCGCTCCCCGGAAGCGGTTCGCAACACCGACGGCGCCTTCGGGGCGGGCGCCGTCACCCAACACGGAAAGCGCTGATGCTCACGCGCTTCAATCCCGGGCCGCGTCATCGCAACGCCGGCCGTCCGCCGGAGAAGTCGGCGCCTGGCTATCTCCAGTGGCTGCGCGGCCGCGCCTGCCTGCTCGCGCCTACCAAGGAATGCGGCGGCAAGGTGCGTGCCTGCCACTTCGATCCGTGGGGGGATAAGGGCGTCGGGACGAAGGTGGCTGATGCTGCAGCGCTCCCCCTTTGTGACTCGCACCACACCGAGCAGACCGATCGTCTAGGCTGGGGTCCGTTCCAGCGGAAATACGGCTTCGACGGGCGCGAGATGGTTATGCGCTACTGGCGCGCCTGGCCGGGTCGGGTCGTTTGGGAACGCGAGAACGGCGAGGTCAAGCCGTGAGGCAGCCGCCCCGCAACATCATCTCGGACCAGCTTGAGCAGGAAATCCGGTCCAGGCGCGTCGTCGCCCCGTCCAAGGTCAGCACCGACTTCTGGTACGGCGGATGGGTCAACGGTCAGACGTTCACCTATCAGCAGATCCGCGAGCTGCGCGCGATGAAGATCGAGGTCGCCACGGCCGAGGCGATGACCGTCTACGTCACCTGCGCTGACATGGTCTGGTCCAGCGGGCTCACCGGCGTTCCGCACCGCGCGATCCGCTGCCCCGTCGTCGGTCGCCGCCTCGATCGCGTGAAGGTGATCACCCCCAACGGCCACGGCAAGCTCGTCTGGCCCGATGGGTATCTCACCAAACCACCGCTTCAGGGAAGCCGGCGCCATGCGCGCTGAAATGAAGATCGAGGCGGCAAGTCCGCGCATCGGAACATGTCTCGCCGCGCAGCGGCGACAGATGAAGGAGACCACCGGATGTTGACGACAGTTCAGACGGCTGGCGAGGCGTTCGCCCGCTTCGAGGCTTTTCTCGCCGAGGATCGGCTCATCCAGAACGGGTGGCACCAGGAGAAGGATGGGCGACACCTTGCTTGCGCCTTGGGGGTTCTGGGCGACGAGATCGACGCCCCGAGCAAATGTCCGGCCCAGATCATGCCGCGCTGGCTCGCCAAGATGGTGCCGTGGATCTTCGACCGGTTGCCGTTCGAAGAAGCTACGGATTGGGGCCGCCAATTCTATGAGCAGCTTGCCCGTCTCGACGGCAAGGTACCCTTCAGCGTCGTATATGACTGGCAGGCCAACGTGGTCACGGCTGGCGTGATCGAGGCCGCCACTGTGGCCCAGCGCGATCCGGCGGCGCACCAGAAGCTCCAGGCGCTGCATCTCCGCGCCTTGCAAGGTGACACTGCACCTCGTGCCGAATGGCATGAGGTGCT